TTACCCTTAGCGAGCAACCGCCGAGACCGAGTTCTAATCTTGTCTTTGTGCCTCTCGATGGCCGACCTAGGCATCTCTTAGCGCCTTTCTTATGGAGGGGGAATCATAACATGCTTGACAAGGCGTCATATATTTCTGAGGGTGCGGCAACTTGTCGCATGTGGCAGTGCTAACGCTGTGTGGGCGCTGTAACTCCGAGGGCAATCAATGAGCGAAGACAGGAAAGAAGCTGACGCCGGGAATCTGCCCGACGATGACGTAGAGCTTAACGACGAGTTTGACGAACCGGAAGTCGGCGAGGAGCTGGATGCCGACGATGAGGATGGTGGCGAGGAGCCACGAGCGGACGATGAGCCAGCCGAGCCTAAGCCGGCTCCGCGGCGAGATCGAGGGCGGCGCGAGCGGCTGGCGGAGCGGGTCCGGCAGTCGAATGAGAGGATCGAACGGCTAGAGCGTGAGCTACAGGCTACACGACAGGTACAGCAAGCTCCACGGGTTGATCCGTATGAGCAGCGGGCGCGCGACGAAGCCGAGCGCCAACACGTCGCGAATCTGCCCTATGAGCAGCAGGGTCTTTATTGGGCGCAAAAGAGCGAGCAGCGGGTTGCCGCGGCTCTTCAGCAGCAAGAGCAAAGGCTGGCCGATCAGCTTGAGCGATCAGAATGGAAATCGCTCTGCGCCGTCGATCCGATGGCGCGTAAGTATGACAGCCAAGTCGAGGCGGCGCTGGCGACTTATGCGCCAGGAGTCCAGCGCCCGCCGCGCGAGGCTGTTTTTAACTATTTGCTGGGCCAAGAGATGCGGAAAAGGCGTTCCGCAGATAACGGCAAACAGCGCCAACAAGCGGCTCGCCGAGTGCGCAGCCAAACAACTCAGCCGGCTAACGGCCGGTCGGACGCCCCTCGCGAACGGGGCCAGGAATCCCAGGACAATTCACTTGAGGCGTTACGGCGCCGGATTTTCCAACCGGGCAGAGCGCTCTGGTAGCGCGCCTTCTGCCCGTGCTTTGAAGGGAGCACGCGGGGCAGATGGCATTAAATAGCTCATCCTCATACCAAGCTGATGTACCTCGGTATATCGAGGCACAAACGCTCGAAGTCGCGCAGCGCTTCTGCGTTGTGCATCAGTTTGCCGATAAGAAGTCGATCGACAAGCACACCGGCACAAACTGGACAGCGACGAGATTCGAGCGGCTTCAACTGCCGCTGGCCCCGGTCTCGGAGGGCGTGCCCCCGGTAGCGCAATTGCTGCCGATCACGCAGGTGACCGGTACCGCGCTTCAGTGGGCGGGGCGGGTCGAGTTTACCGATGTCGCGGTAACGACCGTCCAGCATGATTTGCTGCGTGAGGCGACAACCCGGCTCGGGATGCAGCTTGCCGAATTGCGCGAGCGCAACGGCTGGAACATGTGTATGAGCTGCACGCAGGTTAATTACAGCCATTCTCGCGGCTCGCGTGCGGCCCTACAGGCTACCGATTATCTCGATCCGGCGACGGTTAACCGTACCTTTACCGATCTCGAAGTCCTCGGCGCTCCGTTCTGGTCGGGCCAGACCGGCGAGACGGTGCAGCGCTCGATCGATTACGGCGCTCGGCAATCCGAGAAGGGGCCGTGGAATACCGAGCATCTGGTCGCGATCGGCGACCCGCGGCCGTTGCAGGATCTGCGAAGCGATTCGACCGTTGTGCAGGCGTGGTCGTTTAGCGACGTAACCCGACTTTATATCAACGAGCTGGGGTACTGGAGTGGTATCCACTTTTGCAAATCGAATATGACGCCGACCTTTACCGGCGTTGCGGCGGTCACCGCGGCCAGTTCGGGGACGGGGGGCTCGCTGACGACCGGCACCTACGCGGTCCAGGTTACCGGGTGGGATAATCAGAACCAGTATGAGAGCCTGATCTATCAGGTGCAGACCGGACTTTCGGTCACCAGTCCTGCCCCGATCACGCTTACCACGCCATCGACTGCGGGCTTTACCTATGCGGTCTATGTGTCGCAGCCGGGATCGACCGCGATCCTCAATCTCGGGCTATCCGCGCAAGGGCCGACAACTGGACCGTATGCCGGCATGGCGATTTCGATACCGCCATCAACCGCTGTGACGATAACCGGAGTTGGTCTTTTCCAAGTGCCGCCAGCAGCACCGGCGACCGGGATCAAGGTCTATCCGACGATCGTTTTCGGCCAGCGCGCGTTTGCCGCTCTGAAGCTCGAAGAAGTGTCCTGGAACCGTCTGTTCGAGGCTGACAAGAGCGACCCGCACAATCAGCGCCGGGTGATCGGCTACAAATTCTTTGAGGGCTGGGTGATCCTCAACCAGCAATTCCTGGCGCGCATCGAAAGCACGGCCTCGAACACCGGGGCATTCACTTAGGAGTAAGGCATGCCTCTTTTAGTACAGGTTTACGTTGAGGTGATGTGGGCGCCCGCTGGAGGCGGCAACACCTTTATGGAGCAGCAGCAAGCCTCGATCGGAGGGCAGGGACAAAGCCAATATCCGCATATCGGCCGGATGGCACAGTATCGACGCTATGTCGATGACGAGCCCGTCCCCGTTGCTACCGGCTCAGAGGGGAGCGTGACGGTTGCCAACATCAAGACGGCGATCGACGCAGCTTCTACGGCCATCGCTGGGGCCGGCAGTCCGCTAATCAGCGCATCCGAATTGGCGATGATCCAGGGCTGGGCCTCCGGGGGAACCTGATGGCTCTCCACACGATTGGCACAAAGGGCGCGAACCAGCTTTCCTGTTTGCAGGGCTGGCCGGCAGCGGACCCCGATCTCGGGAGCATCAGTGCGGCGGTAGTCAGCGACTTTGAGATCGGGGCTGTCAACGGCTGGCCGTCTGGTGTCAGAGCAGTGCTGGCAACGGCTACCACAGCCGGCTCAACCAGCCTGACGGTGGTGACGGCGCGTGTCGGTTCGCCTCCGATAACTCAGATTCACGTTGGCGACATCGTTCTCGGCAGCAACGCCGATATCGTGCCTGGCACGTTCGTAACGGCGATCTCCGGCACGACAGTAACGCTCTCGCAGGCGGCATCTTCGACCGGCGCATCAAAGGCCATCGCATTTGTCCGGTTGGGTTACGACTACTCCGGAGCTGCCGGCATCAGCGCCAACGGGCAGCTTTTTGTCCCTAACCGCGGGTTCCTCAAGATTCTTCCGGGCGATGTGGTGGCGGTCGATTCCGCGGGGTTCCCGTACCTGATCAGCGGCGTCTCGATCGCCTATGCGGGCAGTGACTGGACGTTCACCTAGGAGAGAGAGATGGACTATGGCTATGGATCGAGAAATTACCCAGGACTTACGGCGACGCCGGCTGATGATCCTGAGCCGCAACGTCAGATTGAGTTGCAGCGCCGCTACGAAGCTGAGATGAAACAGTATGAAATGATGGAGTCCGATCAGCGCATTAAAGCAAGCGCGCTAGAAGCGGCACTCAGATGCTATCCTAATATCTTGGACCACCAAAAGATTTTGTTGGCCGCAAGAGACTTCGTAGACTTTCTCTCCGAGAGAGCCGAATAATGGCAAAAAGAGGCGAGAAATTAGATCCCGAACTGGCTGCCCGCATGGCGGCTGCGCGGCGTGAAAAGCGCGAAGAGAGATTACGGGAAGCGGCGGCGCGTCAAGACGTTGAGGACGTGTCTCTTCCTACGGGGTATGGGTCATCGATGGGCGAGCTTGAAGAGCCGGTCTCTCCTCCCGCTCTTTCTGATCCCTCTGACCCATACACTATCTGGCTGCTCACTCTCGACCGCGAAACGCGCGAGATGTTCAGCGATGACGAACTGCGCGCGGATTTTGATGTCGCCTATAAAAAGGCTAAGGAAGAGAAAAAGGCTAAGAAAAAGAAAGAACTACAGGACCTCGCCCTACAAACCTCGCGCTCGCACCAGGGGCTGTTGCCCGCGCAGACTGTCGAGGCTCTAGCGGTCGCGCGGCAGAATAATCGCCGGGTATCAATGATGATCGCCATGCCTCCCGCTCAAGACAACGGGGCGCCGGCTGACGTTGGATTGCGAGTTGACGGGAACGTGATCGAGAACGGCAAGCTAGTGTTTTGCACCTATGGCGAGGCGTGCAGCTATCGCGAGCAGCTGTTTCGCCATGGGCAGCACGAGTTGCAGTTTAAGGGCCAGAACATCCGATACCGCGCGTATCTGATGGGCCAGGCGATGGGTTCGGTCAACACCCAGATCGATGCTAACGAGCGCGGGGTTACACGGTGAGCGACGTTTCTCTTACCGGCATGAACATTCAGCTCCGGTTGCAGACGCCCTATGATCTGGTGCTAACGGCTGGGGTGGATAAGAATTTTGACGCTGATGGTATCTACGGCGTCATGGACATGTTGACCAAGGTCGCGGCGCGCGAGCAGCTAAAGGGCGAGCTGATGTCGCTCAAAACCGCGCTTCGGCGCAATAGGGATCTGCTGGCGAGCGGCAAGTTCGAAAGCGACATTACCGAAGTCCAGCGCCAACGGGCCGAGTACGACAAGGATATATCGGCAAGCTGGGTGGTGTCGGGCAAGCGCGGCACCCGCCAGATGAACGGTGCGCAAAAGACCAAGCTCGGCGAGTTCGATCAGCGGATTGATCAGATCATCAAGGCCAAGCGGGACGTTTCGAACGGCATCCCGCTAACCGAGTGGCAGATCGATTGTCTCTATGCGCGCATTCACGAACAGCCGGAGCCGCCGATGCCCGAGCGGGTGCTGGCGCTGATGCCGCAGATCGACTTGCCTGAAGACGTGGGCTTTATGCAATCAGCGGCATGAGGAATGTGGACAGCCGCGCAACTCGTCGCGCAAGCCTGTGAGGATGCGCATGTACCGCGCTTTGTCGCGCAGGGGCAGTCTAAGCTTCAAACGATCTTAGACTCGATCTGCTTTGATCGAGATTACGCGGCGGCTCGTGGCGTCTATTATTTCACCCTAGACCCGCAACGGATCACCAACTTTGGCGGGTTCACCAATTTCAGCGGCCCCTATCCTCTGCCTCTGGACTACCTGCGCACGTCGGGGTCGACCGGATCGGCTGGTGTTCAGTGGTCGTTTTTCTACGTGTTCTCGGGAACTCCGTTTCAGTTGGTGCCGTGGGACCTCGGCAAGTTCGATCAGCAGATCCAGCAGCTATCGAGCCAAACCTTCCCGTGGGCCTACGCCACAGACATGGCGACTGAGACAACCGCGCAGGATCGCCTTGCGGCGACTACGAGTGCAGCGACCACGCTGGGGTCCAATCAGATCACCTTGACGCTGACCCCGACGCTTAGCCCTGGCGGTGGCGGGGCCATTGTGGTGGCCGCGGGCGGCGGCATCCAGATCGATGCACAAGGCAATATCGTCCTGACAGGATCGACGACATCGGTTGTGGGGTTCGCGATAGCTGGGCTCGGCATAGCGCCCGGATCAGCGATCATCGGTGCCGTCAACTCGGTTGCCGGGATCATGCTGGATGCCAACGGCAACATCATGCTGGACGCCAGCGGAGCGATTATCCAGGGGACGGCCGGCACGATTATGCTGTCCAAGCCCGCGACCGGCACATTTACCAACGCCTCTGTCATGGTCGGCACTGCCCCGGTTGCGTACATCTATCCGGGGCCGAGCGGGGCCTTCCCGGCGACCCTGCGCTATCAGCGCTTGATGCCGCCGCTGATCGACTTTAACCGCATTCCCTGGTTTCCCAAGCAGGACTTCCTGTTGGAGAAGCTGACGGCCTCGTTGATGTCGGGCGCCGATGATTCGCGCCGGCAAGAGTTCTTCGCGCGGTCGGACAGGCTTTTGTACGACTACGATTCGCTGGCCGATGACAAGACAAACCGCGCACAGACGGTAGTCATGGATGGCAACAACTTCCGGTCGCAGAGCAGGCGGCGGCTGCGCATAACGAAAGACATCGGATGGTAGGTACATCGGGCAGCTATCAAGCCGCGATTGGAGGGAAAAAGATGAAGGGCAAGAAGGGCAAGCCAAAGCCGATCATGCACGGCCAGCAGAAGGTGTCCCCAGTGGGCATCGCCACGGGCAGTGCCGTGCGAAAGGGAAAGGTCAACCGATGAAAAAGATCAAGACGCCGAAGATGGCCAAGCTATCGAAGGCTCCGAAGGTCGGTAAGATCCCGTCCGTAAAGATGAGCGGCGGCGGTCGATCGGCCATGATGACAACGCCGAAGTTGGGCGGGGGCCGCAAAAAGAAAGGCATGTTTGGTTAGTGCCTCTCCGTAACGCCCACGTTGTAACCTTTAAGCCGCGCGGCGTCACCGACTCGATCGATGGCACCAATGCGGAACAGGGGCAGCCACAGGCACCGACTAGCCTGCTGTCGGGGCGCGACATCGTGCCGTCGATGCACACCCGTGATGTGTGGGTGCCGCGCCCGGCCTCGTTCAAGCTGTTCGACTTTAGTACATTTACCGGCCCGGTTGCGGGCGAGGCGCTGTTTGAGATCGGCAACCGGGTTTATGGGTTTATCGCCACCCAGCGGTTCCCGGGTCATTCCGAGCCGTTCTGCTACGACTTCTCGATCAACGGGTTTATCCCGATCAGCGGTGTGACTGAGGCGAATACGCCGCTTTCTATCCCGACAACCGGAGACTGGACACCGCCGACGATCACGCGAGTCGCGGCCTGGACGCTCTTTACGCACCCCGGCTTCAGGCTCCCCAATGCGTTTGGCTGGCTCGATCAGACCAATTTCACCGACACGGCGACTGGCGACACGGGCTTTAACGATTTCGGCGGGGTGTGGGATACATCGTTCTGGGATGCATCTGATTCGCTGTGGGCCGCGGTGTCGCCGGCTGGCGGCACGGTGATTTCGAACCTGTCCAAGAATGTTCTGAATGCGGGGTGGCGACCGGGGCAGGTGATAACCGATAGCGCGGGCGCTATCCAGGTCGGCACTACAATTGTAGGGATTTCCGCGGACGGCTTGTCGATCGAGCTGTCGATGACCACCACGGGGCCTCCGGTCGTTGGCGATGTGCTGGTAGTCACGGGCGGCACGACGATGCATCCGCGGTGGGCGGCCGGGAACACCGACGCAAATCCGCTTCCTGGGGTAGCGACAGCGGTTTCGCTGTTTAACGGACGCGCCGAGTACGCGGTCGATAACGCGGTGCTGTTCTCTGATTCGGGCGATCCGCTGGAGCGCTCCAGCGCCGATCAGGCGGTCACGATACAAAACGGCTTACAGATCACCGCGCTCGCGACTATCCCGTTTAACAACGCGACGCAGATAGGTGGCGTCGTCAATGCGCTCTTGCTGTTCCAGGCTGACGGCGGGATTTGGCAAGTAACCGGCGACCCGGTCACCAAGAATCTCGCGTTCAACTTCCTCTCACCACTCGGCACGCTGGCACCGCTGACGATCTCGACGTGCCCGCTCGGGCTGTTCTTTATCGCTCCGGATGGGCTACGGCTGATCCAACTAGATGGCACGGTGTCGACGCCGATCAGCGCTAACGGCCAAGGGGTTGCGGCTCCCTTTATCAACGCGCAATTCCCGAGCCGCATGGTGGCGGCGTTTAACGAAGATGTGTACCGAGTTTCGGTGACCGGAGAGACAACGATCGGCGGCTCGCCCGTGCCTGCCGTGGTCTCATCCGAATACTGGTTTCACATGAAGCTTCAGGCATGGAGCGGGCCGCATACCTTTCCGGCTAAGCTGATCACGCCGAGCGATCGAGCCGCCACCAATCACGGCTTTCTGATGTTCCCGTTGGTGGTCAACAGCAGCTCAGGAAGCGGCATCGTTCTCGATCCTTCCGGGGGCATAGTGGTCGACGCATCAGGCGGGATAGTCCTGGCGCCGGGTGCCGTTCCCGAGATCTGGTTTTCGAACACGCGACCACTGATCGATTCGGCCTACATCGAAGACGGCCGGCAGATGACGGTAACCTACGCGACGACGTTGCTGCCCGACACGCTACAGATGTTCGAGAACATGGTCGTTGAGACGGCGATCATGATTGGGCTTGCCCCGCCCGGATCGTTTTCTGTGCAGCGCAGCGGCTTATGGGATCAGGCGATCTGGGACCGGGATGTGTGGCCTGGGCTTCCTGATGGGGTCTGGGATCAGGCGATCTGGGATCAAGGGCTATGGGCCGCGAGCATTGGGAGCTTGTGGGATCAGGCGATCTGGGATGGGGATTTATGGGACGCCACGGCAACTCCCGTGTCGCCTCCTCAGCCGTCACCGTCTATCCGGATTCCAGGTCAAATCGCCACAGTAAAGGCGATCGATGAGGCCGGGGAAACGATAGCCCAAACCGAGATAGCGGGCTTTGCCCCTCTGCCGGGCGGGACAGCCTTGCCGGGGGCGGCACCCGGAATATGGGATCAGGCGATCTGGGACCAGAGTCTGTGGGGCGCGTCTCCGGGGGGCGCCATCGTGACCCAGCGCCGGGCGGCGTGGCCGCAGCCGGTTGTCTTCAAGCAGATGGTGCTGCAGGTCACGGTTGAGTCATCGCCGCATGTGGCTATCGGTAACGTATACATGCGCTATCAGCAGCTCGGATACATGATCCAGGATTACGCCAACGTGGTTGCGTCCGGCCTGCCGGGCGCCATCGGGACGAGTGGAGCAATAAACCCATGACGGTAACCATCCCCTTCACCTTTGTCGGCGGGACGGTCATCTCGTCTTCGCAGGTTAACGCGAATTTCTCTGCGCTTGCTAATGCGGTCAATGTCGGTACGCGGACGATTCTGACGGTTGACACGACTTTTTATGTGTCCCCAACAGGAAGCGACACCGGGCCCGCGACTAACCCGGCGCAGCCAGCGGCAACGGTCAATTACGTGATCGGCCTCCTACAATCGCAGTACGACATCAACGGGAAAGTCGTCACGATTCAGTTGGCAAACGGGACTTATAATCAGGCGATGGTGCTGCACGGGGCGATCCCCGGGCAGACTATACAGTCCCAATTGATCATCCAGGGTAACACGGGGTCCCCGTCGTCCGTGGTGATCGATGGCGGCGCACTCGCTTCATTTACGGCCAATTCCGGAGCTGGCTGTCAACTTCAGGGTTTGCATATTCAAAGCACGGGGTCGGTCGGTCTGCTTTCGAGCAACAACTCAAGCCTGCTGTTTGGGAACTGCGAATTTGGGGCCTGCACGTCCAC